TCAGTCACGCTGCCTCCTGCAATGCCACGGATAAGAGTTCGGCCGACTTCAGCCGCAACGCATCAGGCCCGAGCTGCTTCGGATCGGGTGTCAGCGCTGCCGGCGTCTCTGAGGGTGACGTCGGTGGCCGTCCTGGCAATTCACGTTCGGACAGCAACCGCAGCGGCCAGTTCTGTTCCTGCATATACGGCGTGTCGCCACCTGGCACCGGGCCGTAATTGAGCTTGTATCGGCCTTCGTTCGGCTTGACCACACCCGCACCGACACCGACCTTGATCGTCTCCATCATGGTTTGGTTGTCCATGCGGAGCAGGTTGTCGGTATCGAATTCGGCCCCATAGCCCGCGTCTTCGAGGCCGACCCCTTCATCGAGCAAGACTTCGATCTCTTCGATGTGCAACTGCAAACACTGCTGGTAATAGAGCTGCCAGATGGTCTGCGCGTTGTTGTAGGGCGGCTGCTCGCCGACGCCGACCATGAACCCCGGCACGTGATAGGTCGAGCAGATCTTGGCGTCTGACCAATCCAACTGTTTGATCAGTTCGGTGTCGACAGCCGTCATGGCCGTGGGCGTAAAGGTCAGCCCATCACCGAGAACCGCCACCTTGCCCACATTGGCCCCGGTATAGTTCGCGTCCCAGTAAGCTTTGAGCCGATCGGCCGTCTCCTGGTTGATCGCGCCTGGAGCTGACAACACACCGCTCGGGCTCGACCCGTTGGAGAACAGGTTCGTCTGGTTGCTCTGAATGCGTAGCCCCTGCATGGCCGCCACACCCGACGCGAAGATTGGCGACATCCCGATCAGCGGGTGATAGATCGCATTCATCCGGTCGTGAATGATTTCGCCCGCCGGCACCACCGTCTGATCGAATTTCAGCCCTGAGAGATCATCGCGCTGGAGTTGGTAATAGACCGCCTGATCGGGTGACACCAACGGCTGGACACGCCCGGGATCCAAGATATACAAGCCCGTCACGAGGCCACGCTGGTCGCGCTGCTTGAGCACGTACGTGTTCCCGCGAATCAGCTTGGAATACATCCAGTTCTGGTAGAACTGAATGCGCGTCTGGTAATGATTCGGCTTTCGGAGCACCGACCAGAACGGCGACTCCCGACGAACCACATTCCACACACCATAGGTGTCCTCTTCCACGAGCCTGACGCAGTTCTTCGCAATATCACCCGCGATGAGCGTGATGCAGGCCCAAGCCGTGGGATGCGACAACACATCCTCAACCGACACCGTCACGTTCGATTGCCAGGCTCCGGTAAAGCTTTCGCGGATCCACGGCCACCACGACGCGCGGCTCGAGGAAATCGGCGACAGTTGCGGGAGCGCCTTCGTGCGCGTGATAGTGATCCCGAGGATCTTCACTGGACGTGGATCGTCGTGGCCGTATGCACGGCACGCTTCGGTGGGGTGTCGGGCACCGCAAACTTCAACAACACGATCGTCTCAACCATGTCTTCGTGTGCGAGGTAACAGTCGCCTTCGTCCTGCGGCTTGCCTTCGTAGGTGTGCCACCGCAGGGCCTTCATCCAGACGGTGGCATCCTTGCCGTTCTTCTTCGCCATAGTCGATAGGCCGGGGCGCCAGAGGTGGACCAGCGCCCCGGCGGCACCCTAGACGTAGGTCGCTGTCGTGTAGACGACCGCAGTCGTGCGGGCGCGCTTCCAGTTGATGAACCGCTCGGCACGGAGGCCGATCAGGTTCGCCTGCCAGAGTGAGACATACACCGAGGCTGCCGAGATCGGAGACGTCGGGGTCGTGTTCATTTCGACCGTCGCTTCGCGAGAGACGTCGATGTTCACGCCACCGTCATCGGCAAACAGGATCGATGGCGTGTGGACCGTGGCGACCACGTTGCCCGCGCTCTGGCTGGTCACGACGGGAATGCCACCGGTCGGGCCGCCGAGAATCGAGCCGCCCTTCGCGCCCAGGTTCGGGTTGACGAGGACGCCATTCGACGTCAACGCCATCGACAGCGCAAACGCGTTGGCTTCCGACATGACGAAGACCAACTCCGAGAGCATGTAGTTGTTCTGCGTCATCAACGTCACGCCCTTCTTCAAGTCGGTGCGTGCGTTGTCAGCCGAGGTGCCAGCCGTGGCATAACCGTTCGCCAAGTTGGTAATGCTAGCTGGCGAGACGTTGGTGACGGCAGCAACGGTCGGATCGATGAACTGCTGGTCCAAATACTGCGCCATACCCTTGAGCATGTCGTTGCGGACGGTCGCTTCGGCCGAAGGGTTCGAGACCTTAGCCAATTCCTCGGAAATGACGATGATGCCGGCGGCCTTCGCCACACCGACCGTGATGCTGGCAAACTGCAGGTTGCCCACCGGCTTCGGCGCACCCTCACCGACCCACGCGTAAGTTCCGCCTCCGGTCTGAATCGGGATGGAAATGTTGAAGGGCACCTGACGCAGCCCGGGAACCTTGCCGATCAGCGTCGACGGCCGGAGCATCTCGAGGAATTCGTCCTGCATCGGACGGGCAACCGCCAGCGGTGCGGCCCATGCGGGTTCAGCGATCGTCCCTGGGTTGACAGCGGCTTTCAGCGCGAGCGCGACTTCCGGTGTCTGGTCCATCCAGACCTTGTTGCTCTCCACATAGCGGATCGCATCGGACAAGCTGTTCTTGCCGATGATCTTCGCCATGATGAAGCGCGTAAACGCCGTGCCCTTGGGGATGTTCGGCTTGACCTGGACCACGGACACCCCACCGCGCAACTCAGAGGCAGCAACGGCATCGGTCGTCTTCGTCACGACCGTCGCATTCGCCAGGTTGACCTTCTCAAGGTCATGCAGGCGCACGAGGTGTGCGTCGATGGACTTGAGCTCGCCAACAAGCGTGTCGTATTCCTCGGTTTCGGCAGTGTCCAGCGTGACGTGTTTGTCGGCCGCGGTGGACATCAGGTCGTTGATGCGGGCCGACTTCGCGGCGCGCGTGTTCTCAAACGCAGCAATCTGATCGATGACAGTATTGGCCATGACACGAGCGGCCTTATCCGCTCTGACAACGGGTAGGCCTGAAGCGCCAGGCGAGGGTGAATGGCCAGTCGCGGCCAGATCAGCGGCATCGATCGACTTGATGACCGACAGCGTCGCGTCTTGATTCGCAGGAACGGTAACCAGTGACAGCTCGAGAATTTCAGTTTCGATGAACCGGAGGCCGCCAGACTTCAGCGGCTCAATCGCGTCTTCAAAGGCACGAAAGCCAATCGACACGCCACGAATCAGGCCAGCCTTAACGCTGTCCCAGGCTTCGTTGACCCGATCGCGGACAACGCCCGGCGTGTCGATAACTGGTAGTTCGGCCTCGAAATCAATGCCTTTGGTGGTCGGCTTCTTGAACCGTGCTATCCCGACCGGCCATTTCTTCTCGTGATGGAGCAGGAGAGGCAGTTCTGGAGCGAACTTGGCGCCTAACGGTTCGACGATGTCCCCGGTGCGATCCGGTGTCGGCGTCGTGGCCGTGCCGCGGACGATCCGCCGTTCGTCGTCAACCGATTTGATGTGGAAGAGCGAATAGGCGCGATACACCGCCTGTCACTGTGCGGTGTCTAGCGAGACTCGTCTATTTTAGGTTTCTAAATGGTAGGATCCGGCCGTGCGTCTAATCTACTGGTTCGCCCCGCGGTGGTATGTGTGGATCCACTACCAATGGCCTTTTATCACCGTCAGAAGCGGCCGGAACTGGTTCGGCGGGTTTCGCTTCAACGACCCACGCGATCTATAACGCCCCGCCGCGCTCGTCTTTCAACAGCCGGACGAGCCCGCGGCGAATAACATCCTGAATCGACTCCCCGTTTTTTCGCACACGGTAGGCGTCGTCGTAGACCTTCGCCGGCAGCTTTAGGTGGACGGCCGCTGACGGTGACTCCGGATCCAGCGCGGGACGGCCTGGGCGCTCAGCCATTGGCCACAAGCCTCACCTGTGCCCCGAGATACCCGCCCCGATGCCGCACTGCAAATTCTGCCCGACTAAACCCGATGACTTCCGCCACGGCCACAGCAATCGCGTCGCTGATTGCCAGCATCACCGCGGACGATGCGGACGGTGTCAGCCCGAGCGGACACGGCTCCTCGACAACGCCCATATCCAGCACGAGATCCACCAGCTCCCGTAACGGCGCGTCCGGATGCGAGGTGATGCCGATGATCGTTGCCACGCCCAACCGACGGGCGGACGCAATCGCCTCGAGCACTTCGGCCGTCTTGCCGCTGGTGGAGTAGGCAATCAGCACATCGCGAGACGTCAGCACGCCAAGATCGCCATGTGCCGCTTCTCCTGGATGCAGGAACACAGCAGGCGTCCCTGTGGCGCAGAGCGTGGCGGCCATCTTCTGGGCAATCAGGCCCGCCTTGCCCATGCCCATCATCACAACCTTGCCTTCACAAGCTGCAAGGGCATCGACGGCCCGTTCGTAGACTGGCGTCAACTGGACGGAGGCAATCGCCTGCGACTCTGACAGGATCACGTGGGCGATCCGTTCGAGGACTCTCACCGCTTCTTCACCAGTTTGATATCCCCTAAGCCGCGACGAATCACTACCGCGGCGTCTTTTGTGCTTTTACGGGTGAACTCGTCGCTCAGCCTCACCCGCTTGATCGCGTTGCCGATCCGCTCGAGGACTCTCATACACACCACGGCCTAGAAGTCGCCAGAGCCCCATCCGTGAGCTGCTGCGGGTCTTTCTCGGTACCACCGGCAGCGGCGAGCAACACATTCTGGGCTGCGTGCAATCGACTGCGGGCGGCCTTAAATGCCTCCGTCGCGGCAGTTACCGCAATCTGGGCCTCTCGCACCACACGACCTGCGGCTTCGTATTCCTGGTTCGCCACACGAACCGCGTCAGCCGCCTGCATCAGCGCGTGGTCTGCTTTCGCCGAGGTCATCGGCCGAACACCATGATCTGGTATTGCGTCGGCTTCTTGCTGTTGTTGCGGTCCATGCGATCGACGGCCATCACCAACGCGGCCACGCCGTCGATCTTTTCAGTCGACACCTTCTTCGAGATCTTCAGATTGCCAGTCGCGTCCTGTTCCACGGCCACATTCCCGATGCACCAGCGCAATACCGGATGCCCGTCATGGCGGAGCGTCTTCGACAGAACGGCTTTCTCAATCGACTTCGTAGGCGCCGACAACGACGCGAACCCCTGCCGCATCGGGACGCATTTAAAGCCGTCCTGTTCGCTCAGCCGTGTCACCAGATCCGTTGCGTTCCACGGGTCGTAGGCGATTTCTTTGATGTCGAACTCGGCGGCCCAGTCTTTCAAATGCTCCCGAACGGCCTCGTAATCCACGACGTTCCCTGGCGTGGCTGCCAGGAAACCATGGCTCAACCATTGCTCGTATGGCACACGGTCGCGGTGTGATCGCTCTCTGATGTTGTCCTTCGGGCAGAAGAACTGCGCTAGAACATCAAACCCGTCATCGTCAGGGAACACCGCCACGGCAGCCGTGAGATCCTTCGTCGAACTGAGGTCAAGCCCGACGTAACAGGGCCTCCCTTTAAGCCGCCGCCGATACTCGTGTCGCGTCACGCCGCCACCGCGCAGCAGGCATCCCACGCCGGCAGCGGTAACCAGCGATCCGCCTGCTCCGTCCACTGGTTCAAATAGAGCCGCCTGAACGTGTTCTCCAGGGCCGGAATTTCCTTGGCTCGAGCACAGACCGTCCGCATTTCCGAGAGACTGCGGAAATCCCCTAACGCTGGGTTCGTCTGCGCCCACACCGTCTCGTCAGCCCAGTCGGCTCCCTCTGGCGCCTCATACAAAATCGGCAAAAACGTCGGATCTAGCGCCGGGTTCTCGGCGACCTTCCTAGCGTGGGAATAGAGTTCCCAAAGAATAGAATGCTTATCGAACCCAGCCGTAGAAATAGCCAGCCCGAGCGGCTGCGTCCGCGCACCCATCGACGTCATCAACACGTCCCACAGCTCCCGGTTCTGTGCGGCGTGGAGCTCGTCGTAGATCACCATCGACGCGTTAAACCCGTGCTTCGTATGGGCTTCCGCCGAAATCGCCTTGTATTCCGACCCAGACCTTCGATGCACGATCCGCTTCTGTGAGTCGACGATGTCGCACACCGCATCAAGATAGGCGTCATTCCGCACCATCTGAGCCGCCACCTTGAACACCAGCGAGGCCTGATCCCGATCCGCTGCCGCTGAATACACCTCAGCTCCAGGCTCCCCATCCGCCAACAGCCCATACAGCGCAATCGCCGCTGCCATCTCAGACTTCCCGTTCTTTCTGGGCAACATCAACAACGACGTCTGATACTGCCGCAGCCCGGTCTCCTCGTTGATGAGAAACAACCTCCGGACAATGTCTTCCTGCCAGCCCCGCAGGTTGAATTTCTGATTCGCCCACTGCTTCCCCTTCGTATGGGTCAGCATATTGATGAACTTCACGGCGTCCACAGGGGACTCAGACAAGATCTCATGCCAATTCGTTGGCGCCTGCTCCTTTTGGGCCTGTTTTATTGGGTCTTTCGGCCACCGCCCCGAATTTTTGTTCCCCATCAGACGGAAATTCTAAATGTTAGAAAGTGG